ACAAGAGTTCCTATTTTACAAGAACAAGATTTCTACAATATTGAGGATTTATCAAAAGAACAATTGGATACTTTGAAAGAAAGAAATATTGTAGGTTGTGATCCAGGTAAGCGTTCGTTAGTTTATATGATGGATAAACATGGAAACAAACTACAATACACAGCACCACAAAGAAAACGAGAAAGTAAATCAAAAACAAACCAAAGGATTTTATTAGAGGAAAGAAAACGAAATGGTATTGTTGAGAAAGAAACCATATTATCCTTTCAAAATAGTAAATCAGTTGATTATGAAAAATTCAAATCGTATCTGGTTGAAAAAGATAAACTAAACAAAGAAACAACCGAGTTTTACAAACGAGATACATGGAGAAAAATGAAGTTTCGGCAATATAGTTATGGTAAGAAAAGTGTAGATACTTTTTTGAATAAAATTAAGGAAACATTTGGCGAAAATATCCTAATTGGTTATGGTAATTGGAGTAGGTCAACACAAATGAAACATTTTATGCCTACGATGAATAAAGGTTTAAGGAAATTAATTCATAAGAAATATGATACAATAACTATAAATGAGTGTAATACAAGTAAAAAGTGTTGTGATTGTAATAAGGATTTGGAATATTACAAGGATAAGGAAGGTAAAAAAGTGTTTCGTCTGTTAATCTGTTCTAACTGCGTGAGTTGCGAAAACAAAAAAATCGTATTTAGAACAAGAGATGCAAACTCTTCAATAAACATAATGAAATTAACGCAATCTTGGATAGAAAAACAAGAACGACCATTATGTTTTCACATTTCGTCTTTCACATCTTCAAGTAAAAACAAGGAAGATGAAAAAGCAAGACCATCGTAGGTGAAATTCCTACTATTGATTTTACATTTTTTCTTATTTTTTAGTGTCTATAATGGGCGTTTTAAATGAGAAAAGGTGTAAACAGCGAAAAGAAGACGAAAATTAAAAGATAAGTTTGTTTTCTTTGTTTACATATTTTTACATTTCAACTGCAGATTTTTATATCTCTATAATATAAATGAAAAATAATAAAGTTAAATCTAAAAATAAATCTGTGAGTAAAATAATGAATTCAAAAAATAAAACCTGTAAAAATTTTTGTAAAGATATTTTTCTTCCCGAAAGGGAAAGAGTTGAAATAGAATTTAGTAATAAATATAATAAGAAAAACAAATATAAACCAATTAAAGTTCTCCATAAAACAAATAAATCATTAGCAAAATTACTTGAAAATATGTATTTAAAAAGTTGTAATGATATTTATTGTCAAAAAAGTTGTAAAAATAGTAAAAATAAATGGTTAAAATCATTTACAAAAAAAAGAAAAGAAACTCTAATTAAACAAGGCGCTATATCTGGTTGTAGAGATTTAATCAAAGAATTTCCCGAATATTATAAAAATATATGAAAAATAAGTAGATATATTCGGCGTTTTCACAAGTTATGAAATGAGAAAAGGTGTAAACGAGTGTAATTGCAATTATTTTGTCTTTCTTGTCTTTCTTGTCTTTCTTGTCTTTCTTGTCTTTCTGGTCTTTTTGGATTTTCTCATTTTCTTAGAATTGTATTTATATCCACCCATTATTGTACACATTGAATTATTTTCACAATGTCTTCTTTCATATAAGGCGAATGCTTCTGGACACACAGATTTCGTATAAATGTCTCCATTAGATAATTTATCTTTTAATACATCATATGGTTCTAAATTAATTTCATCATAAGTATCATCTTCGTAAACATTTGACAAAGGTTCAGCAATTGCTAATTGACCAATTGAATTTATTTGTTTTGCCAGAGGTTTTTCATAATCAATCATTTTTCTCTTTGTTGGTGTGTTTTCAAATGTTGCTTTTACTAAAGGAGTTGTTTCTGCAGTCAAAAGTTGTTCTTCTTCAATTTCTTCTACGTGACCCCAAGGGTCTGCCTCATTTATAGAAATAGTTATTTCCTGAATTTTGTCTTCATCGGCAATAGATGGTTCTACACCTTCTTCTAGGTAATAAATAAGAATCTTCATCCTTGATAATTTAAATTCTATAGGTTTAAAAGCTCTGAGTCCATTTAATTCCCCTTCCATATCAACAATTTTAATATAATAATGACGTTTATTAATTATTGTTTGATAACATTTACCTATTACATAAGTCAATTCGCTCTCATTATTGATAATTTTTGGATATTTATTTGTTTTTATATATTCTTTTAATGAACGAATTATCATTTATATTATTTAATATAAAAAATTGAAATAATATATAAATTAATAATTATAATTATAATTATAGTAAATAATAATAATGAATTTAGATACAAATACCGATGTTGTTATGATTCCAGATAATTATTATCCTAGTCTTGATGACAATGGAAATTATATTGATAATATGATACCCTTCAATTTCAAGAAAAAGGGTATTACTTGTCCTTGTGGAACAAGAAAAGATAAGATTTATTCAACGCAAGCAGTATTCAATAAACATATTACCAGCGTAACTCATCAAAAATGGTTAACAAATATGAACCTAAATAAGGCGAACTATTATATTGAAAATGTTAAGTTAACTGAAGTAGTTCATAATCAGCGTTTGATTATTGCAAAATTTGAAAATGATTTGAATAATAGGAATATGACAATTGATTATTTGACACAACAATTAAATAAACAAAATAAGCAGACGGTTAATAATTTATTGGAGTTTGATTAAATTAAAATTATTTATTTTGTAGTTGTATAACATATGATTAAGCATATTCAAAATCAAAAAAACGACGCTAGTTCTATGTTTAGACCTTTAATTATTATGTTTTTTGGTAGTTTTGCAATTCAATATTATTTTATGAGTTCAATAATGACGAATTCTTTTTCAAATATTACAAATAGTATTGGAAAACTTTATTTAGCAATTATTATGAGCATATCAATGGTTATACTTGAAATATTTATGATGCAAAATGCAGATTCAATGGCAATTATATTATTAGTGCTTTTTTTTATGCTAGGGATTTTCATTTATCTGTACAAAAATCAAATTTATATAAATGAACATCAGTATTTAAGTGAAATGATTGAACATCATTCAATGGCACTACTTACAAGTATAAAATTGTTAGAAAAAGCAGATTCCGGATTGCCAATTAGAAATGAAGTTATAAACTTGGCAAATAATATTATTGTTGCACAAGAAGCAGAAATAAATCAAATGAAAAATATGTTATAATTTAATGACATACGTTTGCACATATTTTATCAGCATTTGAAATACAAGTTTGAATGCATCCACTTAATGGACTTGTTGATTTTGCACTAGGCTTTGTAATTTGCATATAATTTGTATAATTATTTAATCCACATTCTGTATTTCCGAATAGATATCCTGTTGGGTCTATATTATAATAAGTATAAAATGGTTGTTTTGCTACATCAATTACAGTTGGAAAATCACATTTTGGCAATCCTGTTTTCGGATTTACATTGTTTTCTATAATACAAATACATACTACACCATTTAGATTTTCTTTGCTGTAAAGTCCACTTATTAATTCTGTATTATCTAAATCAACTTTATTATAAACCATACTATTAAAAAGCTCACAATTTTTTAAATTCATTAACTGAGATTGACTTAAATTAGTTCTAGTTTTATTTTTAATTGAATAAGAAAATGCTTGTTTAAGTTTTTTATTTTGAATATAATCACTTGCATAAAAATTTTTTTTTAATACACCAAAGGCAGGTTTTGCTGGTATAGGTTGAAATAAACGAGACATATATATTATTATAATTTTATAATTTAGCCAATAACTATCTGAAAATTGCGTAAAAATTATAATAAGAATGTGATAAAGTAAAATATAAGAATATGGGAAATATATTTATTGATGCCGCTATTATATCATTTGTATTTTTTATTGTAAAGTTTATTGAAATGCGATTTGTTGATAAAGAGAGTAAACCTTTAAAGCTTCTTGTTCGTGATTCACTGCTGGTTTATTTTAGTGTAATTTGTGGAAATTTTCTTGTTGAACAATTGAAACCAATAATTCAAGATGGTGGTTCAGAAAATATTTTAATTAGTCCAACTGTTTTTGTTGATAATCCTGGATTCTAAATCTAATTCTTTCAAATAATATTACACCTTTTAACATTTCAAACGCCGATTAAATAATTTATTAATTATAATATTTATTCAAATATTTAGAATAATCTATTGGTAAATATGTATTATCTTCTATTTTTATTCTCTCAATAATGTTATTTCTATCGTATAAGTCTCTTCCGTTTTGTACTCTTTTTTCAATTTTTTCTAAATCTGTATATTCATATTTATTCAATTCTTGATGTGAAAAATTTTGAATTTTATTTTGAATAAAATATTTATCGCCGAAGTAAGATAAATGCCAACCGCCATTTAAAATTTTAGAACAATCCGTATTTCTAATATGATTACAACTTATATTTAATTCATTGTATTTTTTATATGATATAATTTTACATAATGACCATTTAGATTGAAATCTTGTATTTAAATTATAGTAATAAAAATCCATTTCAAGCATATTAATATCAACTATTATATTACCTTTTTTGATTTTATCTAAGGTATGTGGGTCAGGAATTTCATCTAAATCTGATATTATTATCACATCAGATTGTGCTAAATCTTTAATATAATTTATGCCACGTGAAATAGCATTTCTTTGAAAAATTTCATTTTTCCATACATTATTAATCTCAATATTTACATTATGATATTTATATGGTAAATCATCTACAATAATATGTATTATTTTATTACTAAAGTTTTCAAATAAATGTTTATTATCATTAAAAAAACAATTTTTTTCTTTACCAGTAAATGTATGTGTAGATTCTACAATTATGAAATAATCTACAATATTATTTAACAAGTTAAATCTATATGTTAATAAATCTAATTCATTATAAAAAATAAAACAATCAATTATTTTCATTCGTTAATATATACAATATATAATATATAATATATAATAATATAAACGAATTATTTATAAACACGATTATTGTTACATAAATTGTTAATTTTATTGAAAAATAATCGGCGTTTGAAATGTTAAAAGGTGTAAAATTACCGACCTGACCATACTTTAACATATGCTGTTTTTGCTCGTCCGTTTTTATTAATATAATCACGGTGTGCATCATATGATAATGCAAAACTATCTGGACTTCTTGTTATTTCTCCAAATAAAGATGGTATAATACTTATAGGGGATTCTAACCAAAATATTATTCCCATTATTCTTTCTAAAGAACACCTATCTGGGCGTGAATTAATACAATTTAACATATTAAAAAGTTCATATTTTTGCTGAAGACTACATAAAAATGTATGTTTGATATAACTTTGGACTCCAAATATACCATTCCATTCTGGTAATTTGTTAATTTTCATAATACTTGTGGGGTCATTATTATTTTGATAAAGATTTTTTTGTATTTTATAGTTATTTTTAAGGCATTTGGCTATTCTCAAAGCATTATTTTGATTATCATACTTAGAACTTCCATTAAAATGCCATAATGGCATTACATTTACTTTTAATTTCCTATAAGGAATTCGTTTTTGAATAAAAACACTATCATGTATAATTACTGCATTTTCCCAATAATGATTTTTCCAAAAGTAATAATAAGGTAACAGCTCTCCTCGTTTAGGATACTCAGATTGCACAATTTGAACATTTTGATAATCTAAATCAGATTTAACAAACTCATAATTGCTGTTGTCATCAATAATTACAATTGGAATTCCTTGATGCACTTTTTGAATACAACGAACACATTCGTTCCAATATTTATTTGTAATTTCTGAATTTACGTGACGGCTTATTATAAATCCATAATTTGCCATTTATTTTATATTTGTAAAATAAAATAAATGTCTTAATTTTCTGAATTATTTGTTAATAGCAAATACAAAAGAATTAATATCGTCTATATTTATTAATGAATTTTTCTCTTCTGGCATTTTGCTAATTAAAAATTTAGAAAATTCTGGACGGTCTAATTGAGCTTGAGGTGTATGATTATGAACAAGTCTTGCAATCATTTTATAAAGTTTGAAATCAGGATATCTTTCTGCACCGTTGTTCTTATATAAAATATTTATACCATTATCGTCTAAACACCATTCAACTATAATTCTAACAATTGGTTCACACTCATCTAGATTTTTGATTTCATCCATTTCATCAACAAGATAATCAAAAATAGAACAAGCAAGTCTACATAAATCAAAACTAAAATTTGGTTCTAATCTTGGCTTTTTATCATTGAAATAAGGCTCTGAATTATATTGGGTTGCAGCATCTCCGCCATTTTGAAAACTGTCACTACAGAAAATTTTTCCGTCGTATTTGTATATGCTACGACCAAAATCAATTATTTTAAATATACGACCAAATGTAGGAACCTTATAGTATTTCTTTTTATAGCAATAATAAATATATTTTTTGTTTGTAGTTTTATACATAATATTATTAGTATGAAGGTCGTTGTGTGTAAATGCAAATGCTTTTTGATAAGTGATTAATATCATTACAACTTGCATAAGAGCTGAAAACCATTCATCGTGTGATAATTCTTCATTCATAATAAGGTCATCAAACGTTGACTCGCAATATTCCATACAAATAACCTGAACTGGAAATTTTGGAATAGTTGCAAAAATGCATTCTTCGTCTTCGTCTTCGTCTTCTTCTTCGTATTCGTCTTCTTCATCATCTTCATCATCTTCATCATCTTCATCATTACATTCATTGTCTTCATCATTATCATCATCTTCGGTTTCGGAATTTTCAGAAGTATGTGATGTTCTAGATGAACAAGTTGAACCAGATTTAACCGTTGTTGTAACATGATTATTATCAATATCATTGTTTGTAATATCAACCAAATCAATAGAACACTCTTTAAGATCACCTAATGACATTATTGTTTGTTCATTTGTATTTTCAGAAGATGGTTGAATTGATTCAAAAAGTTCTTCATATAGATTTTCATTTATTGATTTTATAGACAAGTTTGATTTAACACTTTCATTGTGGTCATTGTATATCTTAAGATGTGGTTTTGCTTTTCTATCATCATTACCATTTTTATCATCATTTTCAAGTAAATATTCGTATTCTTCAATATTAAAATACGATGTATTTTTATTTTTAATAAAAAATTCGGATTTACATAAATAAGAAATATCATCAATAACATTAAATTTAAAATTATTTTTTATAGCAAGGAACGAACCATAATAATCAACTCCGTGTAAAAAATTATTGTTATAAATTAATAGTGAAGAAATAAATGAGAAAAACCCATCTACATAAGATGAATTATTTGTGTCAAGAATTTTAGGATGAACATCACCTTTTACAGATTTATAGTTTGGTAAAGCGAATAAATTAGATTCATTATAATTGTATTTTCCAATCAAATATTTATATGGGTCTAATAATGGTGCCATCTTAAAGAATGTATCTTTGTGAAGAGTCTTATTATTTTTGTTGTTTTTAATTACACATTCATATAAATTATTATCATCTTTTTGTGACTTAATATCAGTTATATATGAAATGTTATTAAAGTTCACAGATTTGTGATTCGTTTCATTTAAAAGAAAGAACCGATTATAAATTGGACTATAATTTTGTATATCAGAGAGAAATAATCCATCACTTTTTTCTAAAGCCTTAAATAAATCGGAGTTTTTTCTTTTTTCATAACCAACTGTTTTGCAATTACCCATCTCCATTAGCTAAATAATATATTAAATTATAATGATTTTAAACTTATAATTTAATTGCAATAATTATAAAAATCAATATAAAATAACCATAATATATTTGTATTATGAATCAAATAGGAATGAATATGAATATGAATGGAAATATCCCAAATAACATGATGGTAAATTCTGGCGTTGGAAATAATATGATGGAAATGATGAAATCACAGTTTAATGACTATGGTTATGTTTACACCTTTGAAGATTTAAAATGGGACAAAAATCCCATTAAAATTTAACAAGGTTTGTTATTCCTATTCCAGACATAATTAACATAAAACGAGAACCAGAAGCATTTGCTGGTTGGGGATAGTATTTATGCGTTTTTAGCAATATTAATTAAATATTACTATAAATATATTTTTGATGTCATTAGAATTAAAGAAATTTGATATGAAAACAATCAGTTTTAAAATTAATGAGGCAAAAGGTCCTGTTGTTGTTCTTGTTGGTCGTCGTGATACTGGTAAATCTTATCTTGTGCGTGATTTATTATATTATCAACAAGATATTCCTTTAGGCGTTGTTGTTGCAGGAACTGAAGAAGGAAATGGATTTTATGGTAAAATGGTTCCTAAGTTATTCATTCACAATGAATATAATACTGCAATTATTGAAAACGTTTTGAAAAGGCAAAAGGGCGTTTTAAAACAAATTAAAAAGCAAGTGGAGGCATTCAAAAAAAGTAATATTGATCCTCGCGCTTTTGTTATATTAGATGATTGCTTATATGATGGAACATGGGCAAAAGATAAGATGATGCGTTTACTCTTTATGAATGGGAGACATTGGAAGATTATGTTAATCATCACAATGCAGTATCCATTAGGAATCCCACCAACACTTAGAACTAACATTGATTATGTATTCATATTGAGAGAACCATATATCGCAAATAGAAAGCGTATTTATGAGAATTATGCAGGAATGTTCCCTACTTTTGAGTCATTTTGTCAGGTTATGGATCAATGTACAGAGAATTATGAGTGTTTGGTAATCAATAACAATGCAAAATCAAATAGATTACAGGATCAGGTGTTCTGGTATAAAGCAGATGCACATAATGACTTCAAATTAGGTAGTAAGGAATTCTGGGATTTGAGTAAGGATATACCATCAGATGATGAAGAGGAAAAGTATGACCCAAGTAATACGAAAAAACGTGGTCAAGGTCCAAAGATAAATGTAAAAAAAACCAAATGGTAAACGTCACGTTCAAACTTACTTTTCCCTACAAAAATCAAGATATTTAAAAATAATACAATTGTTTTACACCTTTTATCATTTCAAATGCCCAGTTTTTATAAATAACCTATATAAAGATAAATTTCCTATATAAAATAATGTTTAATACATTTTTTTGGACATCAATAGGTATTCCAACTGGATATGTAACAAGTGTAATCATAAATGATATTCATAAATTATTATATAATACAAATATTTCAAAATTTGGTAAATATAGCATAATAACAATTATAACATTTTTTTCATTTTTAAAAGGGTATACTGGAAATGATTTAATGACAAATATATTATTAAATTATGAGCGTTTTAAATGAGAAAAGGTGTAAATGTGCAAAGGTGTAAGAATTATTGCTATTATATAAAAAATTGATTTAAAATTATATTACAATATTATAATTATTATAAGAATGCCAATAAAAGTAAACGTTGAACGTATTGACCAAGAAACACTTCAAAAAATCTTGGACTGTTATAATTCTTTGAAGTCTGAAATAGAAGAGCCATTAGAATTACTTGACAGATTTGAAGGCGGTTTCAAAATTAGAATACCTGAAAAGAATAATGTTTTTGATGAAAATGATAAAATAAAGCAACTCAGATGGTATAAACAAAGATTAGTCCCAAAATATTATATTGGATTTTCAGAAAGGGAAGAGCATTTATTATTTGAATCTTTGGTTCAAGCACTTAAAGGTAATGTAGAATTTGAAAAATAAAGTTTATATGTGTTACACAATAAAAAATAATTAGTTAGAATTTAGTTCAATAAATAATTATATGATAAATAATTTACCTTTTTTATTAGCTCCGCGATGCTTGAATTGTCGGTTTTTTATTTTATTACCTTAAATCTCATACGCATTATCCATCTGATACTCTGTCTCGTCATCTGTAAATTTTCTAGAAACATATATATCGTAATATTCTGCTTCTTCGCATTCGTCATAGTCGTCAGATTTGTATAACCTGTTACGGTCTACAACTTGTTGCTTGTCCTGCCTCTGAAGTCGCAACTTGGAAAGCTTACGTTTCTTCAAGTTATTTTCTTGCCACTTTACCTTTTTTTTTCCTTCGGTTCCAATCGGTTTCTTAGGACTCTTAGTTTCTTCATCTGAAATCAAACTATCCGGTAAAATCTTGACCTGTTTTCTAGTTTTTTCCATTGTATTGTCACAAGTACGATGAGTACGTCTACTTTTTTTGTCAAACGAAATGACCGCATCATAGTGCTCATTGATTATATCATCAACGTTCGTTTCTGGCTCTAACATACCTTGTCTGAACTCTTCACTTGATTCTTCATCGGCTTCCATTTCTTGACGTGCAATGCGGTCAATTGCGTGTAAGCTATATATCTCATCACAGCCATCTTTTAAAATTTTTATATATTCGTTGGCGACTCTTTCTGCAATAATTGAGTCTAGTATAAACTTCATCTCGTCAACAGTGAAATTGAGTAACATTCCAAACGCCTGGTTCGTTTGTGCGATAGAAAGCCGAGGGAAGAAATACGAATACAATGAGTCATTTTTATTTTTATATAGATGCATTGCATTGCCATTTTCAACTTGTTGGTTGACTAGTTCATTCAACCTAACAATATGAGCATTTAGCAATGCAATAAACTCATTCTCTGTTCTAGCTATAGCTAGTTTAGGGAATAAGTTCTTACTGTTCTCATTCTCGCTGTAAAATTGCTTGATACTGCTCATTTGATAAAATAATACAACTACTTATTTTATTACTTTTACTTTCAATTTTTTTTGTTTGAATACAAAAGACTTATTACTAAATTTCATAAGGAACCTTTAACTTTTGAACTGCTGTATTATAACATAATTATATACACTAATAATTATATTATTCTGTTCTGTTCTGTTGTACATTTTACAAAGATAGGACTTTATTGTTTTGTAGCAAATGGTCCACTAATAAGCTGACTCTGTCCATTGTCGCTTTGTCCAACAACAATATTGTCGCCTTCAAATAATTCCTTACTTATATCAGCGGATGATATTATATCTTGGTCCTTGAAAAATGACTCTTGTGTACTAGAACTGTTTGCACCAATCAAGTTTCCTTCATCATCAATAGTCTGAGTTAAAGTTGCGCCAGTTTTCTCTGCGAGTTTTATATTTTCTTCAATTGCCTTCTTCTTGGAATCTTTTACACGTTGTTCAAATGCATTTTTAGCAAACGCTTCATTTTTATTCTTCTCCTGCATAAGTTGATTTAATTCTTCTTCAACATATTCTACACGTCCTGTCTTGTATGCTTCTGGGTCCCACGGCATCCATAAACCAACAGGTCCTACGAAAACATCGTGATTAGGGTCCATTTCTCTCAACATCTTACATCTTAATTCTGCTTCTTCCATAGTAGGATAAACACCTCTAACCTTAAGTCCGCGTGTAGATGTCTGAAAATTGTGTTTAACATTAAACGAATCTTCTAATTCATTTTCATTTTGATCCAAAAATGTTTTATAATCATCTTCTAATGTAGTATTTATTAATTTTGAATGTTCTTCTTTAACAAATTCTTTAAAATCATTTGTAACGTCATCAAAATTTATCTTGAATTTATAAGATATAAAATTTAAAAATTGTATGAATTTATCCATACTTTTAGAAAAATCCCACTTCTTTAGGAATTCTTCAAAATAAAACATTTCCTTTAACTTTAAAATTTTATCTGGAGATACAAAAGAAATACACACAAATTTTTGCCCAGCAATAGGTTTATCTTCTTCTAACAAGTCAACATATTTAGGATTATTTGTTCCATCTTCATTTATTTTTCTTTCAAAAGATGTTTGGGTTTTTTCTTTAGAAGCCATTTTATTAACTTAGTTATTAGATTTTAAGTTTTTTATCGCAAATATATATTTTTTTTTCTTTTTATTTATTATAGTATGTTTGACGTTGCCGAACTTGTTAAAAGAGTTATTAAATACTTAGTTGAAGGTTTAATGGTTGCTATTGCTGCATATGCTATTCCTAAACGTTCATTGAATGTTGAAGAAATTGTTCTTCTTGCATTAACTGCTGCTGCTACATTTAGTATCTTGGATACTTATGTGCCAAGTATTGGAGTAACAACACGTTCTGGTGCTGGATTTGGTATTGGAGCCAATTTAGTTGGTTTCCCTGGTGGTCTTTAATAAAAAAATTGATTGTAAAATATTAAAGTAATATATAATAATATTATTTTAATATGTTACCAAAATTAAAAAGTTTATCAGATTTGAATTCTATTCTCTTATATAATAATGATGAAGAATCAAAATTAGAAAAATTAGAAAATTTAACAAGTAAAAGTTTTAGCTTTTTAACAGAATTTCAAAGGGAATTGCAGCAGTTTCCTAAAATAAAATCACCAGAAAAACACGGACTAGAAAATAGTTTTCAAATTATTCCACCATATTATTTGAAAAATAATAATTTATTAGATGTAGATTTTTATGAGGTAATCAAAGATGATATTCGTAACTCTAGAAGTTTGAATGAATATCAATTAAATTTTATTGAAAAATTAGATAATGAGAGAATGTTTGAGATAATTAATTTATTTAATGAATGCAATAAAATATTAATATCTATTATTAATGAGTGTTAATTCAAGATAAACAACATAATCAAACAGTAGGAATAAATTCCCAATCTAACTCTTCACATATTTTTTTCCAAACGGAATCTTGTTCAATTAATTTTTCGCGGTCCTTTAACATAGGTATTTCGGTCAAATAATGTTTCTCTCCAAGAAGCTCAAATAATTGATATAAAACATAATAATAATGTAAGAAATTAACACGATAATCAGGACAATGCTTTGCATAAGGATATTGGATTTCCATAAAGAAATTGCATAGTGTTTCTTCTAATTCTTGACTTATAATTGGTGGTTTAATTCCAAGCTTGTCTTTGATAAAATTGATGTGTTCATAATATTTATTATATCCTAATTTTTTTAATAATGCCTTAGTTTCATAATATGTTATTTTCATTATTTCAATTCTCTCTTTTTTAATTTGTTGTTTTAAATTTTCAATAACTTCAACTGGTATTTGGGTGGTTTCTTTGCCTTGGAATTGTGCTAATATTTCTTTAAAATGATTAATTTTTTTATAAGCATAGAAACATACTTCTTTTGGTGGTTCTTTATATGATGGTTTTTCATTTTCAATTAAATACTGAAAGTTTCTAGAACAATTATTGCAGATAAGAACGCCTTCATCATCCATTGGTATAAGTTCGCCTTTATGACATCCTTGACATACATCAGTTGGCACCAAAAAAGAGTTAATATCAATAAAAGATTCGTCAATGTTACTCAAATATTTTTGAAAAATATTATTGTTTTTATTTTCTCTCATTTTCAAATTATCATTATCCTTATTTATTTTAAAAAAATCATATAATAAATTTGTTTTATTAATAGTATTATTATTGTTATTGTTATTAGATATATTTTTTTTGTTTTCAAAATAATCAAATATATATTTAGAATTATCCAAAAAGTAATCCATTTTTTTATGTTTTAATGATTTTATTTTTTCATTAATTTCTTCAATTCTATCCTTGCATTCCATTACTTGTTCAATAGTCATATTTTTAGAGGTTTCGTTTTCATTTAATTTTTCTCTCAAATCAAACCTTTCGCCTTTCAATTTGGGTATACGATCTAGTTCATCCTTATTGAAATCGTTTATAAACTCACGATGTTTACCATCAAGTGTAGTAGAATTTTTTTTATTAACCTTAATTTTTTTTGTAGTTTTAGGCTTAAAAGAAAGCATTATTTATAATAATATAATTATTAATAATTTATTTAAATAATATATTCTTTTATGTTTTAATTGTTGGTTTAAACTGAATTTTAGTTTTCTTATTTTTAATAAATGAGTGCCGAAATTAAAAATATGGAAATAAATATAGCAGTCAATGATAAGAATATCAATATTGACACTATTACTTTTCAAAAAATGTTATTCTTATATAATTCAATTAATGATGGATGGACAATTAAGAAAAGAAATAATTCTTATATTTTTATAAAAAACCACGAAGGAAAAAAAGAAATATTGCAAGATTCATATTTAATGTCATTTATGAAGAGCAATCTTGATATTAATAAAATATTCTCGTCTAATTTACCTGATAATGGTAACATATTATAGTTTATTCTATATTTAAAAATTATGTTAAATATTTTGCAATTAAATTAAAAATCAAAATATTTTTTTCTTTAGCAATATTATAACTATGGGAGGTGGTTTAA